AGTGAGATTACTATTGGTGATAGTATTGATGGAACAAATACTAACAAATCCAAGTTAACTCTTGGTGGTGCATTTGCAAGCACAGAGTCTGACTCCTTCGTACAGATTGATACTAAGGCACTTAAGACTGCTGGTGATGTAATACTTGGTACTAGAAGAGGATTATCTGATTCTACTAAGTTTGAATCTCCATCTGGAACTGTTGAATTCTTATCTGGTAACAGTGCAACAAGTATCGTAGACTTTGCTACTAATGCTTCTACATTAAGAATTGCAGGTCAAGGTGGTACTACCACAATTAGAAACAACTTAGTTGTTGATGCCACATCAAGATTTAATGCTGATGTAACATTATGTGGTGGTAATGCTTCTTACTCCTTCGTTGGACGTAGAGCACAGGCTGGTTCTACAATTCAGAGTCATACAAGTGGTGTTCTTGGTAATAATCTTTATGACAATAATGTAGATTTAATTACTGTTTTAGTTTCCACTGCTGCAACAGGTGAACTTAATAAGATTGACACAGCTGGTTCTGGTGATTGGGGTGGAACTGCATATCAACAAACTCCTGCTGGTCAAAATGCTGGTGTATTTCCAACTCTAAGTGGTGACAAATATTACTTACCACTTAAGAGAACTCCTTATGATGCTAATGGTAATCAATACTACAATGAGAATGATATTCTACTTATTGATACTGTTGAACAGGGAACTGAATACGCTGAATTTGTCAAGATTACACGTCTTCCACAAATTAATAGCACACCATATTACATTGAAGTACAAAGACAACCATTTGGAACTCTATCAACAATAAGCACAGAACATCCTGATACAACAAACATTTATAAGTGTAATGTTCAGTTTGATGCTACATGGACTACTCAAATTATTGATGGTTCTGGAGCAGAAGATAATGTTTACTTATCACAATTTGGTGGAGTATTAACGGGTTCTGACAGTCGTGCTACGGGACAACCTGGTGATTATGTAATTATTTCTCGTCCTTCTAATGGTAGTGATGGTGAAATACTAGAACTCAAGACTACATTAGATCAAGTTGCGAAAAAATTCTCAGTCAAAAATGGTTGTGATACTAATTCAGAGAATACATTATTTGAAGTTGACTCTGTAACTGGTGCTGTAACCATCAATGGTGATCAGTCATACACTGGTGGTCTCACATTAAATGGCACATGTGCTACACCATATCAGAATTCAACTGCTAATAAGAAGTTGACTGTAACAAATGGTAGTGGTATTAAGACTTTTGAGGTTGATACTTGCACAGGTGACACAACAATTGGTAATAAGCATGGAACTCACTTTGCTGTTGCTGAATCCTTTGGTACATCACCAGCTGGATATACAACTAGCGATGTAGTTCATGTTTATAGACATGATCCACAGTCAGATAACCAGACTCTTGCTTCAAGACCATTTACAACAATTGCAGCTGCTGTTGTACCAGCAACTACAAATATTCAAATTCAAGCAAATTATGATTCATTTACAATTGGTGATTATGTAGCAATTTACGATAGCACTCAAATTGAGATTATACAAATTACTGCTGCACCATATGTATCTGGATCTAGTCAGTTCTTACCAACATCATCTAATGCCACATATACCAATGGTGGTAGAGGTGTAGAAGGAACGACTGCAATAAATGCTGGTGTTGGTCTTAATGTTGTTAAGTTGAATAAGTTAGGAACAACAACATTATTAGAAGATTTACCTGCTACTCGTGCTTTGAGAGCACCTGCAACTGGTAAGACATTCAAAGCAAGAACTCCTAATACTCTTGATACAAGACTTGAACTTGGATTAGTTAATGCTGATCTAATTCAACCAAAACTTGATTATATTCAATTTATCAGAATAGGATCTGAATTCTTCCTTACTGATAGTGTTGATGGAAGTCTTGATGCTTTCTATGCAATCAAGATGCCTAAGAGTGTCAGAATTCCAAATACTGTTGGCACACCTCTGGTTGATTTATTTGGTGGCGGTCACACAGTTGTTAATGATGACCTCACTATCAACAGTGGTGTATTCAGAATGTATGGTTCTGATAGTAAGACTTTAGTTCTATCTATCGCAAACGATGATGGTCACGCAGGTGATGGATCAATTGAAGATCCAATAACTAATACCAATGGTATGACACTTAAAGGTGCTGCCAACTTCTTTGGTAATCTTAGAATATTCTATGAAGCATGTCAATCAACTGGAGTCTGCAACAGTGTAGAGTCTATCAAGATGGAGTCTCTTACAGGTAGTATATTCCTTGGTGAAAAATACTATCAGAAGGGTAAAGTTCTTGCTATAGAATCTGCAACTGATAAGATGTTCCAGATAGATAATCTTGGATCTGCTGGTACTGGTGGCACTGTTGGTCCTAAAGACTTTACAATCTATCACAACAATGCTATTGATTCATTCGGTATTGAGAAATACTGGACAGCAAATGGTGGTAGAAGACACACATATGTTGCATTTGATATTACAACTGGTATAGGTCAGCAAGAGACTAACCCATTACAGGTTAACAATAACTATCTGATCAATGCTACATCTGGAAGCAACATGGTTTTATATCTACCAGATAATCCACAAACAGGTGATATGATTAGATTTACTGAACTTAGTGGTAATTTAACATATAACACAAGTTTGATCATCAGAGCGAAGAAAATTAATAATGTTGCTACAGCAATTCAGGGTGACACAGTTGGATCTAAACTTGATGCTGGTGCTGGTCAAGTAAGAACAGTAGCATGGGATTCTGGTGAATTGGTTGTTCAAACACGTAACAGTGCATTTGGATTGGTTTATGTCGGTACATTTGATGTAGAAGGATCTACATCACAACAAACAATACCAGCTTCATTAAGAGGTTGGTGGTTAATGGAGTTATAATAAATGGCAGTAAAATACGATTCAATAAAAACAATGAGAGCTGCCAAGATTGGCACGATCATGCCTTGGGGTGGTGATGGAGGAAATGGATTTTTAGAATCTAACATTCCTAAAGGATGGATTGTATGTAAAGGTGATACACTCACCGCTTCTGATTATCCATTGTTAGCGTCAGTCATAGGTGATACTTATGGTGGTGATATGACTGATGCTAGTAATAATCATTATGAGTTCCCTTATATTGGTACAGATGCAACATTTAGATTACCACAATTATCTAATAGTGTGTTAATGGATTTAGAACCTGCAAACTTACAGGATACTAAGTATCAACAAGGACAGTCAGATGCTGCGACTGTAATAGGAAACTTAGTTGCAGGATATGGTGAAACTAATTCAGTAACAACAACATATGAAGCAACAGCTGATATTGATTTTTCTCTAAATCTTGCTGGTAATTTATATTTTAAATTTACTGGTTTTAATTTAACTGCTCCAGATTTTTTAGAGACAGTATATGTGCTCAATCGTAAATTAGGTATCAATCATACACCTGCTCACGGTCATTCTGACACAATTCAAACTGCTAATCCAAGTGCTACTGGAGCTATGGCATTTAAAACAGACCAAGGTGTTGCAATGGATGGTAGTTCAACGACCTCTAACTGTAACGCAACTCACGGTCCTAATACATGCTCTAATGCTGAAACTAATCCAGTATCATGGCAAAATGGTGCAACTAACATCACATTTTATGGTGATGAACAGCATGAGTGGACGTTACCAAGATGTGAAAGATTTATAGAATATGTCAATGAAGCAGGTAAAAATTATTGGAACCACGTTCCAGCTGGTGCTGCTAACTGGAGAGGAGTTAATAGGGGATCTGGTCAAGAAAGTGGAACTTATACTCAAAATATATTTGCTCAAGGAAATACTGCTGCTATTAATGCATGCACTCCAGTAGATACTCACAAACAGGCAGCACACGTTGGTATGTTTCCAAGACCAATAGAAAGAAGATCAAGACCAAACTTCTTTGGATATGATGGAGTTCCAAGATCTGCCGATGCCATGCCTGACGATCCAGAACATCCAAATGCAGCATTTGAGGTTGCTAATGTGAGTATCCCAACTGCTACAAGAACTATTGTATTGCCAGCTGGCGTTAATATTGGTAGAACTTATGGTACTGCACCAAATACATGGACTCAGCACGATAAAATTACTCCATTGATGTATGTTACAATCAAAGATCCTGCTAAAAAATATACTTATTGGACAAGCACTGGTGGATCACAGGTACAGAAAGTTGAATATGATCAACCAACTGATAAGTATACGATTACTGTAAATGATCAATTAGGAACAGTGCCTGGTACAGAAACTTTAGTATTCAGACATGGTGCATGGCCAATGTCACTCAATCAAGGTGCTGATCTTAAGAATCCTCTGGAAGATTCATTCAGAGCACATAATCATGGTAGTTTTGAAATATCTCAAGGTATTGGATCTATGGCAGGTCCTCCATCATACACTGCTGATAATGCAAATGGATCTTCATTACAGGCAGATAGTCTTGAAAATGCTCTAAATATTTCATGTGATGTATCACAACCTTCGTTAACTATGACATTCATAATCAAAGCATACTAATGGCAGTTTTATACACTAAAGAAAGATCAAAGTATGGTAATTTAACAGGTCAAATTATAAATTGGCCAGTTGATTACAATGGGTTACCAGATGACGGACAAAATGTAAATAAATTACCTGCTGGTTATTTAAAATGTGATGGTACAAAATACTTTGCTGAAGATTATCCACAACTTGCTGCTGTATGTGGAACAGGATCTGATTGTAAGTTTATCAGAAAAAATGCAGATGGCACTAATTTTGATAATTTATTAGACACTCAATTTATGGTTCCTGATATGGGATCTAAATATGCAGAACCAACTTCGGGTGCTAACGCAGGTGTATATAATAATATAAGATTGAATAATGCTTTAGGAAATGAATTTAGTAGATCTGGTATTGGTATTGAAGCGGCTTCTGCTATCGGAACTCCTGTTAATATAACATATACAGGACAGATTAATGTTCCTAGTCAAGAAATTGAAGTTAGAGGAAAACCATCATGGGAATATGCTGGTGCTACTCATTATACTGATACAGAGGGTGTTGAAGAAAATGCTATTCATCCACATGCACATTTTCATAACGCTCGTAGATCAAGAATGTTAGCTACTACAGAAAGTAGTACTAATAATCCAGCCGCAGGAGGACCGTTAGGTAGAAGAAATGCATCAACTATTCCTATACAAGATTGGTTAGATGCTACTAAAAATACTAGTAATGAACCTGGAAGTGCTCAAGAACAATGTCGTACAGTTCGTTGGGTTCCAGCTGGTGGTGTAGGACAAACAATCACTACTCAGAATTTTGGTTTAGGATCACAACAAACAATTTATTGGGGTCATTGTATCATAGGTGGTTGGGGACCTGGACCTGGTACAGAATTTTTATACCAATGTCTTAATAATAATCCTTATCAGTTAGATGGTGGTGATGATCAGAACTATGAGGGATCACCAGATGGAAGTCATTCTGCTAGATTTGCTAATAAAACACGAGTATTAGGTATTTGTGTATTTAATGGTAGTGGAGCTGCTGCATCACATACGTTTACTGTTCCTGTAACATATGCAAATGGTTTATCAGGTGTTCCACTTGATGTTGATGGTGTAAGTTTGCATGATGTTCTTCCTTTACAATCAAACTTTCAATATGCTACAAGTAGAGTAGTTCCTGATTTACAGAATGAGGAGACTGACACTGCTGATTTACCTCAACCAACCAATCCAACACTACATAATCATCGTATTGATCTAGTTAAAGGTGACCATACATATAAAGTAAAGACAAATGCTATTGTTGTTAATCCAGAAAATATAGAAACAACAATGAACATAGGAGCTGATGCATCAAGATCAATTGACTCTGCAACTACTCCATTTATTGTGATGGAATTTCTAATTAAAACATAATTATGACACAAGGATATAGAAATGCTAGGAAGGGATATTTAACAGACCTTCTCACAGATACCACACCCATCGGTTCTATTGTATCTAACCTCAAAGCAGGTCAGAATTCTTATGATCATAATTTTGTTAAAGCAACTGCTAGTAATTATCCAAATTTAACTGAGGCTGGTGGTAATGCTTATCTTACAGGTGATGATCCTGCATATACACATGAAGGATACTTATATTGTGATGGGAAGGAATATAATATAGGTGATT